CTCTCGTGTCCGAGCACGTGCAATTTTTGATTAATAATATCAATCACTTACATCATTAGTTAAATTAAATCATATAGATAGGTCTAATATGGCACAACCAAATCAAAAAAAAGACAACCGAGGCGGGAAACGTGAAGGGGCGGGCAGAAAGCCTGAGACTTTAAGCGTTAATCAAGTCAGGCTCATGCTTAAGAAGGCAAAAGACTGGGCGAAGAAGACAGGCAAAGAGGTTGATGATATTTTGCTTGAGATCATTTATGAGTCGAAGGGTGACAGTACAAAGCTGAACGCTATTAAGCTCTGGAAAGAATATACTATTGCAAAACTACAGGAAGGTGGTGAGACTGATCAGGTGCTTGGTCCACAGATTGGATTGCCCCCGACAAAGCCTGATCCTGCATTGAGCCTTGTAGAAGACAAGAAGGCTGGATGAAGTGGTATCCACATGCAGGCCCACAGACTGAGTTTTGTTCAAGGGGTGAGTTTGAAGTCCTTTTCGGAGGCTCTGCTGGGCCTGGAAAAACTGATTGCCTTATCATGGAGGCATCAAGGTATGTATCGATTGATACTTATCGCGGGGTAATACTCAGGCGTACATTCCCGCAGCTTCAAGAAGTTATAGATCGCTGCTATAAGTGGTATCCTTTGATCGGTGGTATTTATAGGGCCACTGAGCATAGATGGTATTTCCCAGGAGGCGGGACTATAACTCTTGGTCATATGCAGTTTGAGAATGATAAGTTTAATTATCAGGGCAAAGAATTTCAGTTTATAGGATTCGATGAGCTGACCCAGTTTACCGAAACCCAGTATCTTTATCTGTTTTCAAGGGCAAGGTCCACCAATCCTGCAGTCCCATCAAGGATAAGGTCAACGACTAACCCAGGTGGCATAGGCCATTATTGGGTAAAGGAAAGATTTGTATCTATAGCTAATCATGCACAAACATTCATTGATCCAAAATCTGGGTTATCCAGAGCATTTATACCGGCAACGATTGAAGACAACCCTACATTATTCGACAATGATCCGGCGTACTTGGCACGACTTGAGGCACTGCCGGAGATTGAGAAGCTAAGACTCAGGCACGGTATATGGGATGCATTTGAAGGGCAGGTCTTTACTGAGCTTTCAATGCGTGTTCACGGTATTGATGATTTCACCCCGCCACCAGAATGGGAGAAGATCCTTTTATTTGACTGGGGTTATGCCAAACCATTCTGCGCCCATTGGTACGCGGTTGATTATGATGGTATCGCTTATCTGTACCGAGAGTGGTACGGGAACAAAGGTGATGAGACAGATGTCGGGGTTAGGATGCAGGCATGGGAAGTGGCACGCGGGATACTTGAGCGTGAGAAAGAGCATGTCAGGGTTCGTATAGCAGATCCTTCTATCTGGCACGCACGCCCTGATTTTCGTAAGAAAGAGTCTAAAGGTGAGACTATTCAGGAAGACATGGCGGCAGAAGGTGTATTTTTCCTAAAGGCTGATAATGAGCGTGTTCAGGGGAAACTACAGGTTCATAAAAGATTAAAGGTTGAAGAAGAGATAGACAAGGAAACCGGAGAGATTACCGGCGAACATCCCATGTTTTATGCCGTGAAGTCTGCTAAAGCATTTTGGCGAGTCATGGAAAACATAGTTGAAGACCAGAAGAATCCAGAAGATGTTGATACTAAACAGGAAGACCATCCTTATGATTGCTTTAGATATTTTTGTATGTCCAGGCCGATCAAGCCTAAAAAGGTTGAGCAAATACCACAAGGCAGTTTCAGAGCAGAGCGCAATAAATTGATTAATGCAAAAAAATACGCAAGGCGTCACGGTGTATCACTTGATGTCGCATTTGGCAGGGTTCGTTAATGGCTGATATACAGAAACTATGGGAAGGTCGATTAAGCCGAGCGCAGAAAGTCCATGAAGAATGGGCTAAGCAGTTCAAGGTTGAGATGGCGCGTCAGTATTTTGCTGGCAAACAAAACCCCGGCTACCCTCAAGATGAGTGGATAACGATCAATAAAATCTATTCTCATTTAATGGCACAGCTCCCGACCCTGTATTCTATTGACCCTTATTTTTATGTGAAGGTTAAAAAGTCATATACACCTGACCCAGATCAGATAGCGATATTTGAGCAGCGTGGGAAGATACGACAGGCCATGCTTAATTATCTCAAGGGTGAGCTTAAGCTAAAATCAAAGGCAAGATTATCTATCCAAGATGCTCATTTTGCCTATGGTGTAATGAAGGTCCACTACACGGCAGACGAACAGGAAAACGCGAAAGCTGGAGAGCAGATTTTAGGTGACGATGAGAATCCATTGCTTGATGATGATGGTGAGCCGTTGTTGCAGCCAGAAACAATACCAGTAAACAAGCGATATAACATTACCAGAACCCATCCAGACGATTTTATATGGTCAGGTGATGCAGGTCCTTTAGAGGACAAGTGGGAGTGGGTAGCTGAGCGCGTGCGTGTATCGATGGACGAGGCCAAGCAGGACAAGCGGTTTAATAAAAGATTTTTAAATTCAATCAAGCCCAGAAATAAAGACGAAGACAAAAAAGGCATCTTAAACAAGGCAAGATCGTTTTTTAACGGGGCTGACGAACCAAAGAAAGAAACGGATGTTGTTGTATACTGGGAAATATACGATATTAAGAAACAGCAATGGTTAGTCATATCAGAAGATGCTGACGGCCCTTTGATTGATCCAAGCCCATTGCCTCCAGGCACTGAGGACCATCCTTACGGTATTTTAAGATTTACCATGCAAGATGACAGCCCTTATCCTATACCGCCTTTGAGTCAGGGCATAGACCCGCAGAAAGAGTATAATCTTGCACGTTCTCGTATTATGACGCACAGAAAGCGCTTTAATCGTAAATATACGATAATCAGGGCAATGCTTGAGACCGAGGATGAGGCTAGTAAGCTGGAAAATGGTGATGATGGAACACTGATATTTGCCAATAATCATGGCGCTGTCGAGCCTATACAGGATGCACAGTTAGACCAGCAAAGTTATACCGAGATAGGTATGCTCAATAATGATCTGGTAGAGGTATTAGGTTCTCCGGACCAGTCTCGCGGTATAGCTGATGCAGACAGTGCTACCGAGGCCAGTATTTTAGATAATCGTCTTGAGGTTAGAGAGGGCGACAGGCTTAGTACAGTGATTGACTTTGTAACCGATGTTGCTAAAAAACTGGACATGTTAATACAGGCGCATATCTCACAGGATGAAGCGGTCAAGATCACAGGTCCGGAGGGCGAATTTTGGCAGACAGTCAAAGAGACAGACTATGAGCAGATTGCAGGTGAATTTGAGTACACCGTTAATGCCGGCGCTTCTCAGCCAAGACTACCCGACATAGAGCGTAGTCAGTGGATTGCGTTCTTGAGTCAGGTTGTAATCCCATTCCCCCATATTCTCACAGCGCCAAGTGTTATGAAGCGAATGGCTGAAATGTTCCATATTGAAGACGAAAACGCTCTGGAAGAATTCAGGCAGTTAGGGATGAAGATTATGAGTGGTGAAATGCCAACTCCGGGCAATCAGGGAGGCGGACCTCCAGGCGGAAGCGCTGAATCACAAACAATAGGTTCAGCGCTTGGTGCTTTGGGCGGTAATAATAACGGCGGTGGCGCGGAGACTGTACAGTAATGCCTTTATATAACTACATGTGTCCTAAATGTGGATCAAGGCGCGATGCATTTAGAAAGATAACCGACCGTCATCAAGGCCCTGCTTGCTGTAATACGCCGATGGAGCAGAAGATAACAGGTCAATATGCCATTCATGGGAATGTTGATTTTGTTACAGATGATATAACAGGAGACCCGATCAGGATTGAATCAAGAAAACAGCATGATCAGGTTTGTGAGAAAAACGGCGTTTCGCCGATGTATGGGAAAGGATGGTCATGAGAATTTGCGATAAGTGCAAAGAGAAGGCAACGAATAAAGTCATATTTGCTGTAGAGGATCAACGTTTTGATGTTTGCAGCAAGTGTGAGAAAGAAGTTTTGGATCTGTTAATATCAGACCCGAAAAAATCTAAGCACAGTTTGCTTAGTCTTAAAAACAAGGCTAGTTAGCCTTAACGATAGGTAATTAATATGGCAGACGCAGAAATCGATAATGCTGAAGAACAACCCGTAGATGACTCCACTGGAATAACTGATATGGGACTCGAAAGCGGCGGCGAACAATCTGAGAATCAGATAACCCAGGCGGGAACTGATGACGCTAATGTGTTCTACGATCCGACACAGCTTCCAGACGAAATGCAAGGCTTGTATAAAGAAATGCAGGGAGCTTTTACCAAAAAGATGCAGGATTTTAGCAGTAGAAAGGATGATCTTGAGTTAATGGATCAGTTCAGGGCAAACCCACAAGCAGTTTTACAGCAAGTGGCAACCCAATATGGATTAACATTAAATCAAGGGCAAGGTGAAGAGCCAGGCGAATTTGAACCTCAGACCTGGGATGACGTAACGAAAACCGTCACAGAACAGGTTATTAGTCAGTTACAACCGTTATTAGGTAAAGTTCAGGAGCTGCAAAAAGGTAATATTGAGCAGCATTTAGACCAGAACCATCCAGATTGGCGGGTGTATGAAGACAAGATGATGAGCTTAGTTAATCAACATCCAACTCTTGCAGACAATCCAGATCTTTTATATAAACTATCCGTGCCCGATGATGTTTTACAGTCAAGGGCAACGCAAATGGCATTAAAAAAGCTGCAAACGAATACGGATGGTGCACAAGTGTCGAGCGGTAGTAGCACAAACAAATCTGTAACTACAAACCCGAAGGTCAATAATTTCAATGATGCTGTCAAGGCTGCGAAAGCAAAACTGGCAAGTCAGGGGATGCATAGACCTACACACTAAATGAGGAAATATCATGGCTACAATAGGTGATACTGGCGCTCCCAGTACCAATACCCTATATTACGATGCGTTACTGTCTACGACATTAGATTCTTATGTCGGCAGTGGTAACATGTTTGATAATATCTTCAAGGACAGTGCGTTTCTCGCGTTTTTGCGTCAGTCAAATGCAGTACAAATGCAGAATGGCGGCGAACGTATCCGCGCTCCCTTGATGTACGGGAAAAACAGTACCGTTAAATCTTACTCCGACTATGAAACACTGGACACCACGCCACAAGACGGCATGACTACAGCGTTTTATGACTGGCGCGAGATTGGCGGCACTATCTCAATTTCACGTAAAGAAGAACGTCAGAACTCAGGCGAGGCGGCTATTATTGCCCTGCTTGAAAGTAAGATTCGACAGGCAGAAATGTCTATGCGTGAAGAAATCAACCGGCAACTAATCCAGGGTACGGTGTCAAGTTCGACATTTATTCCTGGTAATGAAGCCAAAGACCTGAACCCGCTTGCATGGTTCTTGCGTAAAGACAACACAACTGATCCCACCACGGGCGGTAATGTTGGCAATATCGCAGGTGCTACCGAGGATTGGTGGAGACATCAGACAGCTGTTGGCAATAGTGGATCAAAAGACACGGGCAATGATTTTGCGCTGGCAATTACGACTTATGCAGGATTAAAAGTCGGCTTGCGTAGAATGTACAATACTTGTTCTCGTGGCTCTGGCGGTTCACCTAATCTGGTTCTTATGGATCAAATTACGTTTGAAACGTATGAGAATGCCCTGGATACTCAGGTGCGCTATCAAAACACTGCAATGGCTGATATGGGCTTTGATAATATCAAGCTACGCGGGGCTACTTGTGTATGGGATGAGCAGGTTCCTGATCTGGATAGCGGCACTGTCGCTAATACAACTGGAACGGCGTTCTTCTTGAACACAAACTTTTATAACCTGATAATCGATCAAGAAACTGATGTTGTTACGACTCCGTTTGTTGAGCCTGAGAATCAGACAGCGAAGACAGCTAAGATACTGTTTATGGGTAATACTGCGGTAAGTAACTTGCGTAAGCATGGCGCTCTCTATGGTATGCCTTTGACAATCGTGTCTTAATTTCTAACAAAACGGGAAGGGTAGGGCTTTCGTCAGTCACAAAAGGAAACTACTATGTTATTTCAACGTATTAACAGGAGCAATCCTGAGAAAATATTTATTGTTGCAAAAAATTCCTATGCAACCGCTTCTCTGACCAACGGTCAGGCGGTTATCTGGGATTATGCCACTGACGCTGATGGTGTCGGTGTAACAAAACCAACTGATGGTACAGGTCGCGCAGGTCATTATGGCAATGCGTTTGCCGGTATCGCTTCTGAAACTATCGCTTCTGGTGATTATGGTCTTTTACAGACTTATGGTTATCATTCAGCGGTTCGTGTTCGCACGCATACGGGGGCTAACCCTGCAATTGCTGCGGGTACGGCTTTGACATGTGTTGATGCTATTTTTGCATTGGCAAGTTATCCAGCTGCAGCTGCAGCTACATCTACCGTTACCCTGCATAACGCAGACTGGGTAGGTCATGCACTGGCAGCACAGGCGAGCTTTACGACGAAGGCCGTAGCTTGTTTCTTGAAGGGTCTTTAATAACAAGCGGAGATAGGGCCGCTTTATTTTCGATAGGGGATAATAATGAACGAAGCAATTAATGAAGCAGAAGCAAAATACAGTTTTGACGGGCCATTTAAAGAGCCTGTTGTTAAATGTGATTCATGCCAGGAGATTTTGTTAAGGCAGCGATTACAGCAAACGGGCAAATGTCCTCATTGCGGTAATACTCGTGTCAGGAATGTCAATAATATGACAGAAGCTGATGCAGCAAAGGCTAAAAAGTGGGCAGAAGAAGGCTTGCTTGATGCTGATTGGCTAACCTTGTTTGAAGCGAATGAGGTGGATGCATGAAGATTGTTATCGGTATTCCTTGCTATCAAGGGGTAAGTGCAGAGACTTTGGAAGACTACATGCGCCTTTCGTATTATTTAGGCCGCAGATGTTCAGAGCATGAGTTTACATTAGCTATTAAGAGCAAATCAGAGCAATTCAGGGCAAGAAATGCCATTGTTGAAGGCGCTTTGCAGGTCGGGGCTGATTATCTGTTATTTCTTGATGATGACCATGTTATTGACTGGGAAATAACATCGGGTCCTAACAGCCGATATGGGATGGTGCAAACCCTGATAGACCATCTTGAGAATGATGAGAAAATGGGCGTTTGCGGAGTAGTTTATTATCACCGTGGCTCACAATGCAGACCTGTCTTGATGAAAAGAGGCAATGACGGCGGTTATTATTGGTTGCGTGATGATGAGATAACTGGAGAACTGCAAGAGGTCGCTGTGCAAGGCGGCGGCTGTATGATGCTTAAAATGAGCATGTTTGATCGTATTCAAGCTCCTTATTTTGAGCCGGAGCATGATTTAGGGACTGATTTACAGATCAGTACCAAAGCAATCGAAGCCGGTTTCAAGGTATGTTGTGATACTTCTATTCAAATAGGCCATGTTCTTGCAAAACGTGAGGTTGTATCCCCTCAGAACCGCCACAGGATAGCAATGGAGAACGCACAGCAGGTTTCAGGTGGTGCAGAAGGGCTTGATAGTGCTTGGATGCTAAACAGCGCACTAGGGCTTTACAGGCAGGATGCAGAGGAATACCTGGGCTGCAAAATGCAAGACATGGGATCTATTGCAATGCGTTACAGCATGGATGATCTTGAAAAGTACAAGGGCGACCTGAAAAAATATTATGCAACGCGAGGGAAAGAGCAGTTAGCGCGGCAAGTCTTGTTTCATCATACAGACCCTATGGTGCAGCAAATGGAAATGTTTCATAACATGGTTAATTCACAGGCTCCTGCACGTGGCGTAGATGTAGGATGTGGATCGGCTCCAGTAACCTTTGAGCTGGCTATGCGAGGCCATCATATTGATTTTGTGGATGTCGATGGTGCTGCAGCTTATGACTTCACTAAATGGCGTGCTGAAAAACGCGGTATTGATGCAGGCTTTGAGCTTAAAGGGCCTTATGACTACGCATTTATGCTGGATTCAATCGAGCATATAGAAGATTGGCAATCAGTTCTTTTGGAGGTGATCGAGAATCTAAAGGAAGACGGCGCATTTATCACAAACTATTTCTTCAACAATGACTTTGATAATCCAGAGCACGTTTCAATGGATCACGCGGCTGTCAAGATGTTTCTGACAGAACACGGTGTATTTCCGTTAAGTGACTTATTATGGACTAAAAAAGACCTTGGATTTATGGATAAGGAGGCAGGATGAGTATTCAGGCGAGATCGGTATTTTTTGATAATACCAACAATATTGTACGTTTTTGGGATTGGGCTATTGTGACTACGACTTTGGGAACAATGGCAGAGCCTTTTGTCGTTAATGAGCGTACACAACTTAATACGCCAACAATTGAATTTGACCCGACTGATGAAATGGTACGCATTGACAATATACGCGCTATGCCGGTAGGACAGTCTTATAATGTTTTATCAGGTGATGATATGCCCATGCATGGCGGTGAACAAATGCCGCGTGATGGCAGATAAGTTTATGGGGCGGCTTGCCTTAATTGTTGTTGCCCTATCCAATAACGGCCCCACCCTATTATGAATGAACTCGAAAAGCATGTGCTTCAAATCATCGGAGAGGACACGACTTCCCCTGATGTATTTTTAAATACAGATGCAGGCATGGAGCCGATACGTGATTCTATTAACGATGCTATTCAAGAGATAACGGCGTTAACAGGGTCGGTAAAGGAAACCTACTTTATTCCCCTGGTAGCTGGTCAGATGTTTTACAGGATCAGTTTTACCAGTGGGTTTTTTGGTTGGGTTACAGATGCATGGCTGGTCAATCAGAAAAGACGATTAGTACAAACCGATGTACTCAAGTTAAGCCGTGATAATCCTAGATGGATGTTAACCAATGGATCACCAGAGCAATACATGCAGATTGGTGAGGATACGCTTGGTGTTTATCGAAAGCCTGGAGGCAGTGATGACATGATAGAATTAACTGTCGTCACTATTCCAAAGCGGTATGAAACAGACAAAGATCGTGTAAAATTAAGAGACACGTTTAAATGGGCTGCAGTTCATTATGCTGTTTCTGAGTATTGGGTTAGTCGCGGAGATGTTAAGGCGGCTAATTTCGACCTTGCTAAATACATTGAAGAACTGGGCATACAGAGTCTTTATCCAGAAGCACAGGAGAGGTTTCGTACCTTTAATGCACGCAGATGAATTATGGACAGCAACTTAAAAGAATCAGGCGCTATCTCAGGGACCCAGACGGGAATTTATGGGATAATGCATATCTGAAAACAGTATTTAACGATATTCAGCGCGAAATACAAAAGAAAACACAGTTCTTAGAATCTATTGCCGCTATCCGTATTCCACAGACATATCAATTTTCATATATGTTCGATTTTGAATGGTCGAGCTTATCCGGTTCATTATTTTATCGTTGTTTGAAATTCTACCAGCAAGCAGGCTTTGCTATATGTAATCGATGGGAAGCACAAACTCAGTTTGGTAATAGCGGTTTAAGTGACGATAACGGCGCTATGTTTACCCAAGTATGGGAAGCGTGGTATTTATCACCAAATGAGGCTATCAGAACATCATTTCCTAAAAACTTTCATACAACCAAGCTACTGGCCTTCGATAATGAGCCGATAGATTATATTGATAAAAAATCCATTACGATGCAGGACCCCGCTTATCAGTCAAGAGAGGGCAAGCCACTGGGGTACTACAGGGAGGATGATTTAGAAAACGATTTCATCATATACCCGCGTCCATCGTCTATTGTATGGGATGATGTTATCCGTTTATGCGTGGCATGTACTTATTTGAGATTGGCACAGAGCAATCAGGTCAGTTTGGCATGGTTATATACCGTGAAGGGGATACCGTTGAGGGCATTGGTATTATCGCTTCGCGTACAGGGTCTCTGTTTAATCAGGATTTAGGGCTTGCGATCGACATTGTAGAGGCTGATAACAACGTATTATTGATTTATGATGTTATGCCTGGGGATATTCAGGATGATAACGATGAGAGTGATTTCCCTGAATATTTGCAAAAATATATCGAGTGCGGGGTATTGGAGCGTGCCTATACTGCTAACACTGATGGGCGCATCGATAGTCTTAGGGATTATTGGGGCGGGCGTTATCGTTTGGGCTTATCCGTTATAGAGATGATCAAGGGTAAGCGCAAGGCAGACCGTGTTTATCGCCTTAGAACCTCACAAAGACCTGCACAGAGAAACTTTAGGCATCCACGCCTTCCAGACGGATATCCAGCAGTATGAGCCTTATATTCAAGCCTAATGGCCTGTTAAATATTGCAACAGAGGCAACCGACTTACCGCAGATTGGAGATGGGACCAGCTTTGCATCAGACGCACTAACACGCTGTAAAAACCTCAGAGTAGACCAGACCGGGGTTTTAAAAACCCGTGATGGATCGAGTAAATTTAATACATCTGCTATTAATACAGCTATCTGGCTATTAATTGAGCAGGCTGGTAATCGGTATTCATTTGCAGGGGCAAACATTTATAAAGATGAATCGAGCATAGCATCAGGGCTAACCTCGGCTCAGTGGTCGGGTATTAAGTACAATGCTTTCAATGATACTACGAACCAGATATATGCGCTTAACGGGACTGACAGGAAGCGCATACAGGACACCACGGTTACCGAATGGGGTATAGAGCCTCCAACCGTAGCCCCGACACTTGCTGTGGGCGCTTTGGGCGGGTTAACAGGTGATTATAACGTAAGATATACCTATGCACGCAAAGTTGGTGCTACGGTCGTCTCTGAGTCTGACCCGTCTCCTGCTGGTACTGCGGCCACACTATCCAATGAAAGTCTATCCGTTACATGGACAGCTTCCAGTGATTCACAGGTAACACATGTTAGGGTTTACAGAACATTAACCAGCGGCGCTACTTATTTTCATGACCAGGATATAGCCATAGGGACGGTCACTGTAGACACTGATACAACTGATGCAGGGCTTGGTACTGAGGTCGCTACTGATCATGATAGACCCCCGCTTGGTTCGCACGTATCAGGCCCCACATATAATGGCACATGCTTTATTATAAAAGATAATCTTCTGTATTACTGCAAGCCAAAGCAGCCAGAATACTGGCCTTTATTGTACAATATCGAAGTTTCAATAACACAAGACCCCGGACAGGTATTGGTTTTTCATAACGGACAACCTTATGTATTAACCAAGAACGAAATATTCTATATTCAAGGCACGGGGCATGGGACGTTTTTCCCATTACCGATGAAGGCAAGAGCCGGTGCACAGGGGTTATTTGGGGCTATATCTGTACATGGACATGGTATTTATCATGTAGGCTCTGACGGTCTTTATCTTTATTCAGGTACGGACGAAAAAATAACACAGAATAATCTTGATCCAATATTCAGAGGCGAAACCGTTAACGGACTCCCGGGTGTAACTGATCTTAATACCGCATGGCTACATCAGCATAAAAATAGTCTGTATTTTGGGTATACATCGAGCGGTAACACATATCCGACTAATGTAATTATATTCAACTTAACGTCTAAACGCATTGCATACTATCTTTATAATGACGGATCAGATATTGAAATCAGGTGTATCGAAACCGATAAAACCAATAACAAGCTGATTGTAGGCGACAACACCGGGTTTGTAAGAGAGATCGAGCAGACTAGCCAAACCACTGATACCAGTACAGCGATATCATGGGAGGCACAGGGCAAAGATTTCACATTGCAGACCCGGGCTAATTTCCCTCGATGGGTGAAATATGACGTTGATGCCAGCTCAACCACCACCTGTACAGGAGAATTATTATTGGATGGTGTCTCGCATCAATCACACACTGTTACCGGGAACAGAAAAACCAGGAGGCGATTAGTTGACACAGGAAATGGGGAGCGTGTTTCACATAAGATTAGTGGATCAGGACCCGTTTCTTTTTATGCAATAGAAAGCGAATGATAGGAGTTTGCTATGATATTAGTACCTTATGTAGAGTTAAACGGCTCTAGAACTATTTCTGATGATATTTTAATATCTGTATTTAATCAAACAAAAGAAGATGGTATTTTTGACACTGTTTTTTATGAGGGGAATATAAATACAGAGCAAGATTTTATTAGCATAATGAAATCCGCCAATAATTACCCTGTCTTTATTTTTGATGAAGATAAAACCCCTTTAGGCTATGCGTGGCTAAATGGACTCGGCAACAATCATGCGTTTGCCCACTTTTGCTACTTGAAAAGATCATGGGGTAAGCATACACAAGAATTTGGCAGCAAACTTTTAAAATATTGGTTTTCATTCCCCGGCGAAGAGGGTCTTTTGTTTGATGTAATTTTAGGCAATGTTCCTGATTTTAATAAACATGCTCATAAATATATTGAGAAATTAGGATTTAAGAAAGTAGGGGAGATACCAAAAATGTGTATTAATAAAAGTTCCAATCGAAAATCCAGTTATTATCTGTACTATTATTTGAGGGAAGATCATGGGCAAGAGTAGTGGAGGTGGTGATGCAGGGCAAGGTCAGGCTGCATTAAAACAAGCGGAATTAGCGGAAAAGCTGTTTGAGCAAACCGACCCTTTGCGCGAATTATTTGCCGGCAGGGGTGAAAGTTTTCTTGAGGGCGGGGCTGATGTAACACAAACACCTGGGTTTGCAAATCTAAAGCAGGCGATTGAAACGCAGTTTGGCAGGGCAAAGGAAGGTGTTCTGTCAGATCAAGCGACCGGGGGCGGATTGTCGGAATCACTTGCCGGATTACAAGGAGATAGAGCTAAATCATTAGTCAGTGGAATATCGGGGCTTCAAGAGAATGAATTAGCCAGATCGTTTGCGCTTGCTACAGGAACGGCACCAACCGCATTGGGGGCATTGGGTCAAGCTGGACAGACTCAAGCAGGGCTTGCAAATGCCGCTGCCAATAGATCCTCTTCTGGAAAGGCAGCACTTGGTAGTGGAGCGGGCTTATACGCAGGACTATCCAAAGCAGGAGGCGCAGGTGCTGCAGGTGCGGGTGCTGCTGCAGCACTATCAGCAGCCCCGGCAATAGGTGCGGGTATTGGCAGTTCAGCGGCACTTTTACCGCTTAGCAGTAGAGACTATAAAGAAAATATTCATGAATACGATATCGACGCCCTGTCGGATATGATTCAGAATGTCAAGATTGTTCAATATGATTACCTGCCTGAATACAGCGGGAAAAAGAATGTTATTGGCATGATAGCAGAAGAAACCCCAGATGCATTTACAACCCCTGATAAAAAACAAATCGAGATTATGAATCTTATCGGCGGGCTTATTGCTGCTAATCAGGTTTTGACCAGAAAGGTAGAATTAATGGAGTCTTCTCATGGCAAATGAAGCTAATTTTTTCGGTAATTTCCTACAGTCTTTTGCTCAAGGTCAGCAGCTTGCTGGACAGAAGAAACTGCAGGATGATGAGCGCAAGGCAAAATTAAAGCTAATTGACTTTCAGTTGCAAAAAGCAGAACAAACGCAAACGGCACAAGATCAGTTTTTCGGACAGTTTCAAGGTGAAGAAGGCGTACCAGGGAAGTCATTAACAGAGATTCTATCAGATCCTCAAGGGCAGATGTCAGCATTAAAGAGTGGTTTAGTTAAATTTGGCGATATTGGTCAAGCTAAGCAGCAAGAAATGATGACAGGGCTATTAGAAAGACTTGGAGGTGCGGGTGGCGCTGGTCAAGGCGGAGTAACGCCATTAGTAACTATGACTCCTAGAGGACCAAATGTTAAATTTCAGCCTGATAGGGTAACATTTCAGGATACTGGAACAGAGTTAATACCTGTTAACCAGCGTGGCGAGCGTGTTACTGATATAAGTCCCATCAAGAAAAACATAGGCGCTTTAAAAGAAGTTGATATTGAGATCAATCAGCGTGGAGCTAAAGCTGTTTTAAGCCGTTTAACTGAGTTGAGTAAAGAAATATTTAAGGATGATGGTTTTTTTGAAAGATTAAAGTCAGCTCCACAACACATGATTGAGTCATTTACACAGTCAAATCCAAAAATTGCACTGCTTGATAGCTATATAAAGGGAACACTTGCGCCAATGATCAGGTCATTAGGTGAAAAAGGATCTCTGTCTGATACAGACGTAAAAAGGGCTATGGCTCTGATGCCGACTATGTTCCCTATCCCTGATAGTAAAGAAGTAGCAATGGGCAAGATTAAGCAGATAAATGATATATTAGATCGTGTAAGAAAAAAACCGTCCGCTCCATCTGGTAGTGGTAATGTAATCGACTTTTCGGAGCTTCCATAAGTGGACGTAAGGATGCCAGATGGTACTGTTATCAAAAATGTACCTAAAGGAACGACTAAAGCTGAATTAAGCAGAAAGCTAGGCTTGTTTCAAGATGAAGGCATGTCATTGCGTGCATTGCCGCCACTGTCTTTTGAAGAAGAAACCGCACAGCGTGAAGCCCAGACAGCGCAGATGCAAGAACAGTTACCTGAGCAAATCCCAGGGTTTCAACTACCACATCCAGAAGGCATGACAAAAGAAGGTCTACAAACAGCCAGAGAAAATCTTCCTCTAGCAGCATCAGCCCCAGCGGCAATGATGGGCGGCGGCGCTGTTGTATTACCAGCCTTAAGAGCTTTAATGGCCGCAGGTGGAACCAAGACAGCCCAAGAGATTGCAGGTGGTGAAGGTATATCAGAAGCGGTCAAGTCAGGGGCAGTAGAGGGTGCTGAAATAGGCGCAGGTACGCTTGCTGGTGGATTAGCATTTAAGCATTTATTAGCCCCTGCCGGACGTGCGATATTTGGTACAAAACCTGGAATAAAAGCATTAGAGGCAATCGAATTTGCTAAAAATAAACTAATAACTGCAGGTAAAACCCCAAGACTGGCTACTCTCGACCGAGCTTTCTTAAAAGAAGAAGGAGGCGCATTTCTGCCTATTGATGCAATTAATGACGCTTCTTTATTACAAACTACACGTTTCTTATTGGCTGGTGGTAGATCTTCCAATGTTAGAGCTGCAACCGCTGCTAAATTCATCAATAAAGAGATTAATAAACTTGTAGGCAGGCCGACACCAGACGCCTCAGAAGTCGCTTTGTTAGGTAAGAGTGCATTTGAGCTGCATGGTATACCGATAAAGGCCGCCGGTGCTGCAGATGACTTTATTAATGAGGCGGTTACATCAGTTAATGCAAAGGCACTGCACGCATTGAAAGCCTCTAATCCAGAAGTCCATCAGGTTCTACTTGCAAAAAGACTTGCTAATGTTTTTGAGAAGTTCAAGAAGCCTAAATTATTAGAAGGTAAACCCATATATGATGGTGCAGCCCTTAATAAGTGGGTTATTGGCAATAAAAAGATGCTGAGAGATGTCTATGGCGAGGCTACTGCTGGCAATATGGCTTCATTTACAAACTATGTCAGGTTTTTAGATGATATTACAGAGAGTGCATCTAAAGGTTTAGGGTTAAGCCCTCCTACTTTGCAAGGTGTAACAAGACTTGCCGTTGAAGGTGGTGCTATGAAGTGGATGCCAGGATTGGGTGATCCTGGGGTAGCAGCAACAATAGAAGCTGGGTCATGGTCATTAGGCAATACTTTAATGAATCCTACATCCAAAACATTCAGGTTTTTCCAAGCCCTGCCAAGTGCTGCGCATGCTGTTAAGGCTGGAGTACAATTAGCAGGAGCCAAGGCTGCTTTAAGTGATAAGCCTAAAAAAGTACAGTTCCCGAAAGGTGTTTCTATGTCGGGTATTATCGGGACTCCTACAGGAACGTTAAAACGTCCCAAAGGGCTTAAACCAGGCAGTCTATTCAAGATAAAAGACAGTGGCATCATCTAGAGAACATTATCATGTAATGGGTAATACGGTTGAAGAGCTGGCCCGTTCACTTAATTTCGCTTTATCTCAGATAGAAAGCAGGCTGGATAAGCAAGAGGGCGTGCGCGGTATACCTAAGTTTGAGTCTGCCGTTGATATGGATAGTAATCAGATTAACCAACTAGCAGCTCCAGTAGTGCCATCAGATGCTGCACGAAAGGCTGACGCAGCCGGACAAGACTTAGAGACAACCGATTCACCAACTTTTGTCGGACTTACCTTAACGGGTACTGCAGATGCCAATGTTTACACGGTAACCGATTCTAACGGCACTATAATTCATCAACTGGGCGCATAAATGACTATTAAAAAAGGCAGGATATTAAGAGCAGATCAGTTTATATGGAATGGTACAGATAAGACCGCTAGTCGGGAAGATTCGACGGGCGGCACTGTTTCAGGGCTGCGTATTGGTGTTGAGGTTGATGTATTACAGGCTTATGGTGATGGTGACACATACACCCTTGACGTTATTAATAAAGCTATTACTAACATCGGATCGGATAATGTTACATTGGTCTTTAACCCCGGAACATGGACGATTGATGATGATGTAACGATTGCAGCTAATTTTGTTTGTCGAATTCCTGCAGGTTGTGTGTTTAATGTATCCAGCGGTAAAACACTTACATTCTCAGGGCCTGTTATTCAGGATCATGCTACTTTCTCAAGTGGTGCTGGAACGGTAACTACTAACGGCACGCGCACTGTTAACGGCAGTCAGACAGTATCGGGTAATACGACGACTACCGGAAATAATACGACTACCGGAACATCGACATTAACCGGCAATGTAACCGCTGGGGGAACATTAGCTGTTACAGGTAATACTACTGTTGGCGGCACGCTGGTTACTACAGGTACTAGCGGGAGCGCTGCGGGCACAACTACAGGTCATAATCCTACTATTGACCAGATACAAAAGACCTCAACTATCACAGCAACAGGCGGTGGCACGGTAAGCGCTATCACAGCCACTCTTGCCCCTGCAATAAGCCTATCAAATGGAACTACTGTCTTTATTCGCTCAGTAGGTGCAAACACATCAGCTACCCCATCATTTGCTCCCAATGGATTAACTGCAAAGACGATTGTTAAGGGTAGTAACGCCGCTTTAAATTTAGGTGATATTGGCGGGACATCACACGAGCTTATTCTTCGTTATAATTCCTCGCTCGATAAATGGACATTATTAAACCCTATTGCAAGCTCATTCAGGGGTGCACTAGTAAAAGATGCTGCAAACCACACTCTCTCTGACTCAACCTTTACAGTGCTAACATTTGATACAGAGGCTTATGATACCGACACCATTCACGACACCGTTACAAACAGTTCCAGGCTAACGGTTCCTTCTGGGGTCACCAAAGTAAGAGTAACTGGGATGGTGTCATGGTCTGCAAATGCTACTGGCATAAGATATTCTTACATATATATAAATAACAGTCCGTCATATACTGGCAGAGGGGCAATCCATCAGGACGGCTCATCTACCTCGCAGTTAGACCAAGCCATAAGTACAGCTATAGTAGAGGTAACATCGGGCGATTATTTTGAACTATTTTCATATCAGTCAAGTGGCGGTAATCTTGATGTTCTTTCATCGACTTGGCTCGCAATGGAGATCATTGAATGAGCAACGTAATAAAAGGCCAGATACTCCGACAGGATCTAGATTTATATGATGGGATTAATAAAGAAGGTAGTCGTCAAGATCAAACACGCGGGGTTATTACGGGCTTGCGTATTGGTGATGAGGTGGACGTATTATCTGTTTATGGCTTTGGCGTTAATCGCACAAGCCTTGCTATACAAGACGCTCTTAACGCTGTTGGGACTAATAGCGTTACTTTCTTACTTAGTGTTGGAACGTGGTCGATAGACGATGATTTAACTATTCCGTCTACGATTAATTGTCATATCCCATCAGGCTGTATCTTACAGGTAGCCAGTGGCAAGACCTTAACATTTAATGGACCTATCCAGAGAGAATCTGAAACATGGACTTCTGGAAGCGGCACTGTAACGACTACTGCAAGTAATAATGTTCTAGTTCATTCAAGTGACCTCGCAGCATCAGGCGGATCAGCCCTTATAGGCCATCTACCAGCAGGTACAGGAGCAGTAGCTCGTACTCAGAAAAGTAAGAATGATGAGACTACAGACAGTACAGACTTCCTTGCCGTAGGTGATGATACAGCGGATGATACGGCTGAATTACAGGCAATGTTAGACGCTGGATTTTCTAAGGTGAAACTATCAAAAGACAAGACTTTTAAGGTTAGTAGTGCTGGCAGCAAAACTATTAATGGCACCGCGCAATTTTATTGCTTAACAATTCCTTCCGATACCTCGCTTGACCTTAATGGCTCTACGATTAAGGCGGCAGATGCTTCTAATGCTTCCCTGATTATGAATTCTACAGCTGGTACTACACAAAATACAGATATTGAAATATTTGGTGGATGGCTAGACGGAAATCAATCTAATCAAACAAGTCCTGCTACTGGTGAAACAGGATGCCTTTATCTCCATGATGTAGATAGACCAAAGATTTATAATATTAACGTAAAGAACGCTCGCATTTATGCTGGCCGGTTCCTAAAATGTGTGAATGGATATTTCGATAACCTACGGCTTGAAAGCTCTTATGGTGATGGGTGGTCTTTTGGAATAGATGCCAACTCAAATCAATCTCAAGAATGCCATATTGATAATATCTACGCTGATGATTGTAAAGGTACTTATGCAGGGCTACAGGGGAATGGGTTTATTGGTGTATTTCAACAGTGCCAAGTGGGTAAGGTTTATACTAAAAACAAGGTGGTGCAAATGATACAGCAAACTCTGGCATTAAAATTCAAGGTAATGGAGCAGGGCTGTCCCCTACTAACATTACTGTCAACAGTGCTGTCTCGATAGGTGCACAAGCAGAAGGCTTGTATATTGTCGACACTAAAAACGTCACTGTTAATTCTTATGTAGGGAATGGAAATGCTACGGGGGCTGCAAACCCAGATGTTCGCATTGAGGGTGACAGAACTACAGTTAACTCTATAACGTCAGTTGATTCTGCCTCGACTGCGGTTTTGGTTCGAGTGGATGCAGACCATTATCATATAGGCAGTATAGTCTCCTATAACGTTACGGGAGTGGCGGTATCAATAACCTCTACAGGAATAGGAAGAATAGACTCTGTAGTTGTAGAGGACGATCAAGGCGGGTCTGAGACAACTACCAAAGTATTTGACATGACAAGTGCGGGCAAAGGCTCTTGTGGATCTATCCTTACTAACTTAGACCATAACACTACTACGCCCATTTTAGATATGGCGGCCAGTAACTATGATTATATTATAGAGAGCTTCATGATGAACGGCGGTGTTGATCCCCATTTTGAAGTGGTGACACTTGCTAATGCATCTTCTACGGCAGTTACAAATACAAATATCATGAGAGTTGCATTAGGGGGTGGGGACTATCTACATCCTATTATTCAAGTAATGAATTGGGATAGTGCTAGTGCAGCTTTAACATCAGATTACAGAGTTGTAGATACTGACTATTCCTCTGGCACAGGATTTACAATATTACAATACATCACGCAGCAGCGGCAGGAACAGAGAAAGTAGCATATAGAGTGCTTGGATATACAGTCGTTTCAGCAGCGGGCGCATAATGACTGACCTAAACCAAATAGCAGACTCATTAGCCTCTATAGATAAAAGACTGGCTGTTGTAGAGTCTAATTCAAAAGGAGCTAACGCCAGGTCTGATAAGATAGTTGCCGACATAGATAATAAATTTAAATTGCTCTTTCAGCATTATGATAGGCGTCATACTGAAATGCAGGCATGTAAGACGGGCATAATGGATGAGATCAGGGATAACTTTGTAAGCTCGGATGAACTAATTATTACCAAACTCGAAACTCAGAAAATGTGTTCTGCCGATGTTGCCAAGCTAAAACGTAACTTCCTTGAGCGCCATGAATCATTGGAAAGTAAGATAAGCGAGAATAAAAACAGACATCGAATCTATACCTATATGGGGCTGACAGCATTAGCAGTAGTGCAGGCTTTTGTGTTTATCCATGACAAAGGATTTTTGGACAAATGAAATTATCAAAACACTTTTATCGAGTTGAGTTTAAATGCCGATGTGGAAAATGTGACTTTGATACTGTTGACGCTGGTTTAATTGAAGTGCTTGAGATAGTCAGAGAAACATATGGCGAGGTTAGAATCAACTCAGGCGCTCGCTGTGAGGCTCACAACAAGGCTGTAGGTGGTGGTAGTAGATCGCAGCACCTATACGGGAAAGCGGCTGATATAGTCGTAGATGATGTCTCAGCCAAGGTTATATATGACTTTTTAGACAGGGAATATCCAGATACATTTGGAATTGGGCTGTATAAGAATCCAGCAAGAGTCCATATTGATGTCAGAACTAAGAAAGCGAGGTGGTAGGATGAACGAAAAGTTTGGCAGCCGAAAATTCATATTAGCCGCTACATTTACTATTTCTGGCATTGCGGCCTTATTTGCAGGATTCATGGCAGAAGGTTCGTTTTTAGGGTTGGCTGGTATTGTTCTTGGATTATATAGTGCAGCCAATGTTACCGAGAAAAAGCAATGACCTGGATATTTAAACTACTGCCTTTTCTGTCAAAGATAGGCGGTTGGCAGTTATACCTAATAATAGCCGTGTCTGCGGCCTCCGTAGGGGCGTATGGTGCTTATAAGGTCACAGCATGGCGATATGACGCCTCTTACGCAAAAGCTCTTGAAATCGCTTTAAATGACCAGCAAGCGGCAATTGAGAAAAATCGTAAGATTGAGATCAAATATATTGAGAAAGCAGGGAAAGAGAAGATTATTTACAAGACCAAGATAAAAGAGGTAATCAAGTATGTTAAGCAAACTACTTTTGTTGACGTTCAGTGTTTTGATGATAATGGGCTGCAACTCTATAGTGAAGCCCTTGCCGGTAAAGCCAGCAGCATCTCTGATGGTAAAATGCCCTGAATCGTTACCTCTGCCGACATCCGGTAAATCCTCTGATTTATTGCTGAACGCGGTTGATATTGGCAATACTTATCGAGAATGCAGGGATCGTCATAATAGTCTGGTGGACACTCTGTAATGGACTACTTCATACTTATTTTGGCTATCTGCGGTGATCCTTACGCTTTCGTGGCTCACGATGAATATGACGTATATAAATACAGAATTAATGAAATGACAGAAGACCAGCGCAAAAACATGCTTCAAATCTATAAAGATGCCCCAGATGAAAACAGGATACTGATTGAAACTGCTAATCCTTATAATTGTACTTAATCCACATCTACACTGACTATTTAAACACCTTAAATAAATCAACAGTATAAAATATACCATTTACCCCATATCCTTTTTCCTTTTTTTTAAGCCCTGTAATATGAATATACTCAATCTCTGTATATTTAAACCTCCATCCAGCCTTGACGATTCCACCATCATGACCCAAGTTAACTTCTGGCTTACCTGAATCCATGACCCCGGCCCCGATGTTAAAATAAGGTTCTGCATCCACAGTCCCACATAGCATTATTGTTAATAGTGTTATTAATGATTTCATTGGTCGCATTTCCTGAATTTATTGTCATACCACGTTTCAAAATAACCCCAGACAGCATTATTTTCTATTGGCTGCCTCTTTCTAGGTTCCCCATTCATGGTTAGGAATGTGGGTCCGAAGCGTGGATTAAATTCAAACGGCCAGTTATTTCTGCCTATGTGAATAACACCAGTGAATATAGCATGAGAACATTTAACGCAATAATCACAAGGCTTGCATCCATTGATTGACGTGCAAATATCTGGCTTTATGAAGTCACTCATATCTCATTCCTCTTTAGTAGTGCAATGCTCTCTCTTAAAGCATCCTTTACGCGATAGTATCCAATTATTATAAGATTCTTCCCCGCAATTAGGGCAGTCAGTTTTAAGCAGTTTAGCGATCTTCTTTTTTCTTACAAATAAGTTATGACCGCACTTGCGACAATTAAAAACATAATCTGGCTTAATCATTTCTTCTACTCCATAATATTAATAAAGAATTTTATTTGATGTCATTTGCAATACCATCTTTCAAGTTGAGGAAGGCTATCTAAGACTAGCTCAATATTATGCCGCGATAATTTTGTTTCAGCTTGAATCAATATTATTATTGCTTTTTTATTGAGGCCACTTTTTAATAATGCATTCGATGCCTTGCCAATATTTACAATAGCTTTAGCAAGTATTTCCGTACTTTCAGGTTGATCACTTTTTTTCACTTTTATTCGTTCACTCATTTCTTCTACTCCATAATAGGGGTTAATCATCATCTAGCACACAATCATCAACCATTTTGATTAATACCGCCTTGATAAACTTTTTATCCATCATTTCATTATCACAATGAGTTGTGCCGTCAATATCAGTATGAAAATAAAACTCTCCAAAGCCAATATCCTGAATACTCCACTGAATCACAAAATTCATCTGTAGGTCGCATTTGTTAATTTGATAGTCTTTAGTCATTATGTTTTCATAACCTGCATCTATTTCGTTATTACTCACTATAAAATCCTCCATAGGACGCTCACCACAATCAATCGAATATTGAACCTCGTCATTGATAAACTTTTTATACTTTTCAAGATCAATCTTCATACTCACCCCTTTACATTGTTCTGGTAGGTTATTTGGTTAGGCTTTAATAGGTTCGCCAAGCGGTGTACATTCATTGCTATCACAGCCATCACAAGTGACGACATGGCTAAAAACTTCAACAGACCCATCATCATTTTGCACTTGATGCCCCGTTACACCTTTTACTGACCCATGTATATAAAATTCTTGTTCTAATGTATCTTCATCAATAGCTCCCAGTGGCTCGATAGTAAAGCCAGCGTACTCAGCCAAATCCTTTATTTCTCTGCCTGTTAAATACATACACTACCCCTTGTTATTACCTGTATTAATAATGGCGGCTACTACGGGAATCGAACCTCGCTCGCCGTCTAGTGGATATCCGTTATGCGCTCCACCGACCAACTACCCAAACATTTCGTATACAAATGCAGTAGCCATAATTCTTTATATAGTTACCTTGTTAATCATTACGTGAACATACTCCATGCATCCTCATCCTCAAACCATCCAAAATCATTCATTATGGATAATTCGCCCTCTGTCATT